CAACCAACTGGTTGGCGGGTTTTAGTTATGCCTTATCAAGGTAGAGCTAAGACTGCGAGTGGCTTATATATTCCTGATGAAGTGCGAGAGCGTGAGTCTGTAGCTACAACCGTGGCGTATGTGATGAAGCTTGGCCCGTTAGCTTACAAGGATCCAGATAAGTTTGGACCCAAGAGTGAGCCATGGTGCGAGGAGGGTCAATGGGTTTGCATTGGTCGTTACTCTGGTTCTCGATTCAAGATTGATGGTGGAGAGGTTCGTATAATCAATGATGATGAAGTCATTGCTACGATCCTTGAGCCTGATGATGTTAAACAAGTATAAGGATATAAGTCATGGCAGAAGAAAACGAAATTGCAGAAGAAATAGTTATAGAAGCCCCCGAGGAAGATGCTCCGAAGGAAGAAAAAAAGGAAGCTTCTTCAGAAGAGGTTAAAGTTGAAACAGAGACAGAGGAACCTGCTAAAGAAGAAAAGACTCAGGAAGATGAACTAGAGTCTTATAGCAAGGGTGTTCAGAACCGCATAAAGAAGCTGACTGAAAAGTATCGTCAGGAAGAACGAGATAAAGCAGAAGCTGTTAGACTCTCTCAACAATTGATAGAAGAGAACAAGAAGCTAAAGACTAGAGTTCAGTCTTTGGATTCAGGTTATTTAAATGAATACGGTAATCGTCTAGAGTCCCAATCTCTTTCTGCAAAGCAAATGTATAAAGAAGCTCATGAGAGTGGCGATGCAGATAAGATGATTGAGGCTCAAGAGTTGATTTCAAAACTTGCTGTGGAGAAACAACGGTATGAGTCTGCAAAAACAAAAGCAGATCAACAGGCCAAGGTGCAAGTTCAAAAACAAGAACCCGCAGCAAAACCTGTTGCACAACAGCAACAACCCGCAGCAAAACCAGATCCACGAGCAGAAGATTGGGCAACCAAAAACGAGTGGTTTGGGCAAGACAGGGTGATGACAACAGCAGCTTTTGCTATTCATCAACAACTTATTGAAGAAGAAGGGTTTGACCCGCAGAGCGATGAATACTATAGTGAGATTGATAGTCGTATTCGCAGTGAGTTTCCTCACAAGTTTGAAGCGGCTAAGAAAACGGGTGGAGGAAGTCAGGTCGCTTCTGCTAATTCTTCCGCATCCCGCAGTACCAAACAGGGGCGCAGGTCGGTCAAGTTATCGCATTCACAGGTCGCAATTGCGAAGAAACTGGGCGTACCTCTTGAAGAATACGCCAAATACGTGAAGGAGTAAGAAATGGCTGATAGGACACCGCGTAAAAGCGAAACACGAGAATCAGAATCTCGCAGAAAACCATGGGCACCGCCCAGTCACCTTGAAGCACCAAGCCCTCCAATGGGTTATGTGCACCGATGGATACGAATTGCTATGCGTGGTGAGGAGGACAAAATGAATGTTCACGCCAAACTACGTGAAGGATGGGAACCCGTTCGTGCAGATGAGTACCCTGACTATGAAGCTCCTGTCATCGATGATGGCAAATATCAGGGAGTGATTGGACAAGGTGGACTGATGTTGTGTCGCATACCTGAAGAGACAGCGCATGAGAGAAACGAGTATTACGGGGGCCGAACCCGCGAACAAATGACTGCTGTGGATCAGGACTTGATGAAGGAACAACATCCTTCAATGCCTATTACTAATAGTAGGCAAAGTCGTGTAACCTTCGGAGGATCCAAAGGAGACTCTGATTAACATAAAGGATTGCTAATATGGCAAACACTAACGGTGCATTCGGACTTCGTCCGATTGGAGTAGTCGGTCAGGCTGCTAACACCACTGGTGCGACAGAGTATCGTATAGCTTCCAATAACACCAACACGATGTTTCAAGGCTCACCTGTAATCCCGCTATCAACTGGTTTCATAGATAAAGTTGGCGCGGCTGCGGGTGGCACTGTAGGTCTTGTAGGTGTTTTTTGGGGTTGTGAATACGTTTCGTCTACCACTGGTGAAACAATATTTTCCAACAACTGGCCTGGCTCTGGCGCGGATTCTAATCATCCCGTCAAAGCTTTCGTGTATGACAACCCAATGCAAACATTTGTCATCTGTTCAGATGCTTCATTAACAAGCGAAGCAACTGCTAGAGGACATGTGTTCGCAAACGCAAATTTTGCAGATGGTGCAGCCGGATCTTCTACGACTGGTATTTCTTCCGCAAAACTGGCTGTTAGCACAATCGCTGCCACTGCTAATTTAAATCTGAGAATTATGGGTTTCCAAGATGACCCTGAAAACTCTGATTTTACAGCAGCGGGTATCCCTGTAATTGTTCGTTTAAACAACTCCTTCAATTCACCAAATGGTGCTATTGCAGGTGGTACTGTTTCAACGACTGGCGTATAAGGAGACTGACTTATGGCTATATCTCGCGCACAACTAGCGAAAGAGTTGGAACCAGGTCTCAACGCCTTGTTTGGTATGGAGTACGACAGGTACGAAAACCAACATGCAGAGATCTATACAACAGAAGCTTCTGATCGAGCGTTTGAAGAAGAAGTGATGTTGTCTGGTTTCGGAGCGGCACCAACTAAATCAGAAGGTGGCGCAATAAATTTTGACGACGCTAACGAAGCATACACTGCTCGTTACAACCACGAAACAATAGCGTTGGCATTCTCAATTACTGAGGAAGCTATCGAAGACAATCTTTATGATCGTCTTGGTTCACGTTATACTCGTGCGTTGGCTCGTTCAATGGCACATACCAAGCAGGTAAAAGCTGCATCTGTACTGAACACAGCGTTCACAGCGGGTGCGACTGCGGGTGGTGACGGTGTTGCACTTTGTGCGACTGATCACCCACTTACTTCAGGTGGTACATTTGCCAACGAACCTGCAACTGCTGCTGACTTGAACGAAACATCTCTTGAAGATGCTTTGATCAACATTGCAGGATTTGTTGATGAGCGTGGACTTAAAGTTGCACTACGTGGATTGAAACTAATTATTCCGCGTCAATTACAGTTCATTGCAGAACGTCTGATGGTTTCCAATCTTCGTGTTGGTACAGCGGATAATGATACAAACGCACTAAGATCAATGGGTATGTTGCCAAACGGTTACGCCGTTAATGACTACTTAACTGATCCTGATGCGTTCTTTATCCTTACAGACGCTCCTCGTGGATTTATCCATTTTGAAAGAACTCCCATGTCAACTGGCATGGAAGCAGACTTCGATACAGGTAACATGCGTTACAAAGCTCGTGAACGTTACAGTTTCGGCTTCAGTGATGCACGTTGTGTATTTGGTTCCCCCGGGGCCTAACCTGTGATATAGGCAGGTATTACCTCCGTAATGATTGGGGCAACTTCGGTTGCCCCTTTTTTATTTTCTCCTCATGGATTGCTTGAATCACTCGAACTAAATCCATGTATGCTTTTATCATGGCATTCATTTCATGGTTTCCTCTTATCCATCTATCTTGTGGGATTCCACGCATTGCACGTTCGCATATCTTATCTGCTATTTCAAAATGTTCATGACTTTCAATTTTTGGTTTATCCAACATTATTACCTACCCTATTATTGAGTCTTTTAAATTAAATCAAAGTGCTGTATGATGCAATCATCCCTGACAGTTGCATGGGGCAACTGACTCAACCCAAGACAGGAGATCGACATGGGTACGACAACTTTTTCTGGTCCTATTAAAGCAGGAACCATCAAGGAAACTACTGGCACAACAGTTGGCACAAACGTAAAAAACACAGGCCAGGTTGTAATGGCACAAACTCACTTAATTGACGTTTCTGGTGGAGCTATCGCTCAATCTGATACCAATGTGGTGCTTCCGGCAAAATCTCAAATCATTGATTGTGTTCTCGATGTTGTTTCAGCAATTGGAAACGCAGCCGCAGTTCTAAGTTTGGGAACTTCTGGCGGTAATGATAACACTATCCTAAATGGCTTTACATGTGCCACTGGTGGTGGAGCGATTGGTAGAAAATATCCTACTACTGAAGCAGGAGCGACTTTAGGGTGGTCTGACATAGGCGACGTTGACCTTCGTGTAACTGTTAAAACAACAGGTGCTTCAAACGCAGGATCAATTCGTTTCACTATTTTGTATCAACAAGCTAGTGATCTAAGCTAATAGGAGGGCACTATGGCTGCTTCTATTTCTGCAAAGACAGCTACGGCGACGGGCACATTACAGGGTGGTCGAACTAGACTAAAATCATTTTATATAAAAACTGCGGGTAGCGGTTCTCCTGCGGTTGTGTTTAAAAATGGTAGTGGTGGCGCAACACAATTATCTATGGTCTTTCATCAAAGTGATGATAACCAGATTACCATTCCAGATCATGGTATGATCTTTAGTGATGAGTGTCATGTGACGCTTACCAATATTGATTCAATCACTGGATTCTTTGGTTAGAGCAACGGCGGTGTAACAGCCGCCGTTTTTTCTGAGGGTAAAATGGCTAAGATCGATAAGTCTAAGATGAAGTGCAACAAACCTAAACGTCAAGTTTCGGGCGGTAAAAAGTTTGTTGTAAAGGCATGTGACAAGGGTAAAGAAAAGATAGTTAGATTCGGGGACGCTAATATGAAGATCCGAAAGTCTAATCCAAAAGCCAGAAAATCATTTCGTGCAAGACACGGATGTGACAAAGGCACCCTTGATAAATTAAAGGCCAAGTACTGGTCTTGTAAGATGTGGTGATCAAAGTGAATAAGCAAGTCACG